TACGCCATGATGGGATGTGCTACGTCATGGTCGAGTTCAGCAGTGACGGAAACGGCGGCTACGCCAAGACCACGATCCAGCGCGCCAGAAGCACCAAGTTCCTCGCCACCTTGAAGGTGGAAGCTGCCATTGACTTGATGTACGGCAGTGAACAGGGAGACTACAAAGTTGAGGATATCGCGCGCAAGGTCGGTGCAGATAGCTTTGACGTCGACAGCTTGATCGTATCAGGCTGGCACATCCAACTTGATGGGTCGTGCTGGCATGACATGGGAAGCCAGCACGGTTCCTACAAACAATGGACCGTCGCAAGATAGCAGCACCGCCCGACGCTTCCATCCTGTTAGCGCCGGGCCTACCCCCATCATCAAGGAGAGCAATATGAAAATCTACAGCAAGCCGTACTTAAACACGTACCTGCGGAACGCGTGCGACAACGCGTCACCATACGGAAGCGCCAGCACGATCGCCGGACTGGTCGTGCTGTCACCATTCCCGATGGACGATACTGTCTTTACCAGCGGTCATCAATGGCACCTGACCCTAACCCAGTATGATTTCAACGGTCGTGCCTTGTGGACCACCGTAGGCACTGCTAGCGACCCGGACAGCGAGATTGCGGTCCGTCACCCCAGTATGTACTACACCAAAAGGGTCTTTGTTTATACTGGCAACCAATCGTTCGAGCTGATCACGATCAGGCGATCACGCTAGCAGCCAATGCCATCATATGCCTAGCACGCATATGATGGCATTGTGCCAATGGTGCAGTGCAACATTCCGGCCAAAAAAATTTTCCCCTCCGATGTTATTTCTTCTATGTTGGTTGGTTGTGTATACATGTATGTTGGTTGGTTGTGTATGTTAATTGGTAGTCGTGGACCAGGGCTGCGCCGAAGCCTGTAGGTTGGTGGGTTGTGTATGTATGTTGGTTGTGTAACTGCAAGATCAAGAGCACAACAGTTGCTTCGCAATCTAACCCCGTGGGAAAGTCAACAGCACAACAGTTGCTTCGCAACAAGGAGGAAACATCCTGCTACTTGCAGCACTGTCCTTTGTTGCGACAGCACACCGTCTCGACTTGCAACTCTCTTCTTCGTTGCTACAGCACAGCCCTCTTCTTGGACGTGTTAACTCCGTGGCTACAGCACACCCCCTCCGCTTAGACCTTTTCACCTAGTTGTTGGGATCCTTCCTTAAGAAACTCCAGTAAATTTCTAAATTTTTTAAAAATTAAAAATATCGAGGTTAGTAGGAACAAGAGGAATGATGGAGTTAGCAGTTAGTAGGAAGAGAACAATGATAAGTAGAACAAGGTTAGCAAGAATGAGAAGAAATAAAGAAGCCGAAAGGAAAACCTCTATTTCTATTTGGCGCCGCAAGTGGGATAATTGTGGAATCAAATCCTCCGAAGAGGTTAGTAATGAGTGTTTCAGCGTTAGCAGCGGAGTTGCTTAGTTTGAATAGCGCTCCGAAAAAGATGGTTATTCCGATGATGGAAATGAAGGCGGAGATAAAAGCTGGCCCGAATGTTTTAGCCTCGGAAGGAAAGAAATACGCTGGATTAGCGCTTCAGCTGTTAAAGTATATGGGGGCTGGATGTAGCGCTACGGAAGCAGCAAAAGCCGCTGGCTGTGATGTTAGTTACGCATCTCAACTTTACGGGGATGATGAGTTTGCTGCGCAAGTAGAAATTATGCGCGGCGTAGCTACAGAACGAAAACTCAAGATTGATAACGCGTATGAAGAGATAGAAGAAGTCTTGGCTGGGCGCCTACAAAAGGCTGCCGCAGTTGTAACTAATACCGATCAAATGCTCCGCATCTTGAAGTTTACTAATGAAGCTAAGAAGAAGATGCCGGAGCGAGTTAAGGTTGAAGATGGTTCTGGTGTTACTGTTCCCCTCTTGTTGCCTATTTTTCTTCAGGCTAATATTCAGGTTAACCATAACAATGAAGTTATTGCTGTGGATGGCCGTTCGTTGCAGACGATGGATTCGAAAACGTTAGAGCGGTTAGTAGCCGAACAAACGCAACAAGGAGTGAAACAATTAGGGCTGAAACAACAAGAGTTAGCCCAACAAGATAAGCCTGTAAGAGCTGGAGTGGAATATGCTTCCGAACTCTAACAAGGTTATGCAGCAATACCGTGCTCAAGCAGTTAAGAATATCTTGGCGGGGAAAGAAGCGCGCAGGGCAAGAATGTTGTTAGCTTCTGCCAGCAATCATTTGGTGGCTACGAAAGTTGCGTATGCAGCGGCTAACAAAGCAGTGGATTTGCAGTTGACTGTTAGCAGTAAACATTTAGAATTATGGTTGAAGAAGCTACCCTCTCAAATCCAAGAACAGCCAATTATTCCCGTGCGGACGCTATAGCCGCAACGAAGGCTGATCTTAATTACTTAGCAGCAATTTGTCTGGCAGAGGATATGAAGTTTCCTTTTCCAGCAATGTTTCTGGCTATCTGGCAATTCTTGCTAAGTAAGATTGATCTTAACCGAGACTTCAGTAAGTTGGCGATTGGGATTCCAAGGGGATTTGCTAAAACGACATTGATGAAGTTATGGATTATTTACGTGATCTTGTTTACGGACCGTAAGTTTATTTTGATAATCAGTAACTCTCAACAACACACAGTTAACATTATCAAAGACGTGTGTGATATGTTAAGTCATTCGAACATTAGGAATCTGTTTGGGGATTGGATGACTAACAAAGAAGTCTTGAAGCAAGAGCTTAAGGTATTTACATTCCGTGGGCGCCGAATTATCTTAGCCGGAATGGGGGCTGAAAGTTCTGTTCGTGGATTTAACGTTGGTAACGCTAGGCCGGATGTAATGATCTTTGAAGATTATCAGCCAAAAGAAGAATCTGAAAATCCTGATATCTCTAAAGCATTGTATATAAAGATGCTTGGTACGCATATGAAAGCTAAGGCGTTTGATCGTTGCTTGACCATATTCGTAGCCAACATGTATCCAACAGTGGGTTCTATCCTTAAGAAGCTTAAGAAGAATCCAGATTGGCTAAGCTTTATTGTTGGCGGGATTCGTTCTGACGGCACAAGTTTGTGGGAAGATCTGCAGCCAATTAGTCAATTGATAGCGGAATACCTATCAGATCTGAATGCGCAATGTCCTGAGATCTTTTTTGCAGAAGTTCTTAATGATGAAAACGCTGGCATTAAGGCCGGTATTGATATCACTCTTTTGCCAAAGAATCCATTTGAGGATGAAGAAGAAGCGCAAGGGGGGATGATTATTATTGACCCCGCGCTGGATAAGATTACCAGTGACTATAATGGTATTGGGCGTATGATGGTATATGACGGAATCCCAGTCCTGGTGCAAGTGGAGTTGGGTAGATTTAGTCCTGGAGATCTTATTAAGAATGCCTTGATTATGGCTATTCAAAATAGTATCCGGGTAATTGGAGTAGAAAACGTAGCATATCAAGCATCACTGATATACTGGTTCAATGAGACCTGTAAGATTAACGGCATTTCTGGCATGGTGTTTGTACCTATCACCATGGGGATTAGAAGTAAGAATGCTAAGATTCGGTCAGGACTCAAAGGGATGTTGGCTAAAGAGTTGTATGTAGCAGAAGCGGCTTGGCCGAACTTTAGTAGTGAACTTATTATCTGGAATCCAATGAGCCAGAAGAATGAGGATACTACGTTGGATCTGATGTCAATGATGCCACAATGTATCAAAGATTTTGCTCCATTGATGGAGATAAATCATGATCTGTATAAACAGTTTCAAGGTGCTACCGAAGTAATTTCCGAATTTGTGAACAGTCCTTTCTAAGGAAGAATCATGGCTGAGAAGATACAGATGGGGCTTTATAGGTATGACAGAAACAAAACATTTACGGCATTTACTGACTACGCGCGTAACTGTCTTGTTCGTCAGAACCATATCATTCAGTTACGTAACCGATTGGAAGAAGTAGATCTTGCGTATATGCGAGAGTCGGATATTACTGAAGAGCAGTTTAAAGCCTTGCTTGCTAACCGTCGCCGGGATCCAACTAAGCTGCAGAATATTCAGCTCCCAACTGTTATGCAGTCTGTGGAGAATCAGGTTAGTTTTCTGACTAACGTATTCTGTGAAGCTGTGCCTATGTTTGAATACGGCGCAGATCGGCAATGGGCAGATGCGGCCGTAGCAATGAATGCTCTGGTCGAAGAAGATCAGTTGCGGTTTGGTTGGCTGGCGGAATTCAATATGGCCTTCCGAGATGGAGATAAGTACAACTTAGCCGCAGTGGAGTGTGATTGGCACTCAGAAACTCGCTATGTTCCTGTTACTAAAGGTTCGGCAGTGGTGGGAAAAGAAGAAGTGTATGCTGGGAATAAGATCAAGCGTGTAGATCCGTATAACTACGTCTTTGATCCTACTGTACACATGAATCGACAGCATTTAGATGGTGAAGTTCAGGGTTATGTTGAGCCTATTAACAGAGTTGGGCTTAAAAGACTTCTGGCAAACCTGGGAGATCGTAGATTTAAGCATGATAGGTTGGCATTTGAGTCTAATCCGTCAGAATTTGGTGCACATTACTACGTGCCTAAGTTGAATTGGTCAGTGTTAGTGCAATATGACAGTCTTTCCCGTGGTTTTGATAACATGGACTGGTTTGCATGGGCAAATAGTAGTGAGCGGGAGCGTATTAACTACAAAAACGTCTATTATAAGACTGTTTTGTACTGTCGCATTATGCCGGCAGAGTTTCATATTGAAGGGCCAAAAGATAACACGCCAGATATCTGGAAAGTTATCTTGATTAACAGCGTTGTTATTTATGCGCAGCCAATGACAGAACTGCATGAGACTTTGCCGATTGTTTGTGCGCAGCCAAAGTGTGATGGCTTGAATCTGCAAACAAAATCCAGTGCAGAGGATGTGCAGACGTACCAACAGATTAGTAGTGCGCTTTGGAACGCAAAATTAGCTTCCGCGCGGCGGCGTATTACTGATCGAGTTCTGTATAATCCGTTGTTAATTGACGCGGATCATATTAACTCGCCAAGTGCAAGTGCAAAGATTCCAGTGAAGCAAGCTGCATACGGACGGCCACTTAGTGAAGCTGTGTACCCATTCCCGTTTCATGATGAGAGTAGCCAGTATTTTATACAAGAAGCTAGCGCTGTGGAAGCGATGGCATTGCGTATGAAGGGAGAGAATAACGTTACGCAAGGGCAATTCCAGAAAGGAAACAAGTTGCAGGATGAATTTGCTAGCGTTATGGGCAATGCTGGATCCATGCGCAAGACCAGCGCTATCATGTGGGAAGTGCAAATCTTTCAACCAATTAAGTTACTTCTCACCAGTAACTATACTCAGTTTACAATCGAGACTTCTCGGTATGTTCGTAAACTGAAGAAGGCCGTGGAAATTAACGGTAATGATTTGCGCGGTATGATAGGTGCGTTTAAGGTAGGTGATGGCCTGCTTCCAGTGCAGCGATTAATGCGCGGAGATGTGTTTGAGAAGGCGCTGCAATTTATGGCGCAGAATCCTGCGTTATCACAAGCAGCAGATATCTCTGGCATGTTTGTCTATGCTATGAAGATGCAAGGTGTAGAAGGACTAGAAGACTTTCTTAAGCCGCAATCACAAGTGGCGTACGAACAAGCATTGCAAGCTTGGCAGATTGCAGCTCAAGAAGCAGCTAAAGCTGGGCAACCTTTTCAACAACCGCAACCAACTCCAGACCAATTTGGCTGGGATCCTAACATGAAACCAGGAGAGGAAGCTACAAATGCCCAACCCGCACCAGCACTCGGCGCTTGAAGCCGCATTGAAGTTTAGCCCATTTAAACAAGTTCTTCTTAATGCTGAAGACTTGGCCACAATCTTATTGCCAGCGATATTGTTGCGCTGGCTAGAGCGGGAGTTTATAAACATTGCGAAGAAGAAGAACGCAATAGTTGCTCCTGTAGATGTGGCAGACTATCCTGCGTATCTGGCTGAAGTAGCCAGTCTTACTGGGGCCAGTGAACTTATCATGCAAATGATTGAGTTCCATAATCAGAACACTGCTACTCTTGGCGTTTCTGCTAAGAAGGAGCAGGATACTGAACAAACTGCCGCATATGATCGTGGCGCCGCAATTCTCCGAAAAGACTTTTAAAAGGAACTATCATGTATCAAAACCCGTTTATTCAAGCTGACATTGCTGCTAACACTCCTGCGCCGCAAGTAGTTCAAGTACAGAATGTAGTTCCTGGCTTGCCTGGTGCTCCTAACGTTATTGTTGGAGTTGATCCTGCGCTGGCAGGGGGCGGTAATCCAGATCTTGTTCCTGGCGCATTGCCTGGGGATACCCCTATTCTCAACGTGGACAGTTTGTGGCAAACTCCTGTTAATGCAGATGGAACACCGATTGTGCCAGCCAAACCTGACACGTACTTGCCGGATATTCCTGCAGAGAAGTTAACCCAAATGTTTGGCAGTTTGGACTTCACGCAGAGCTTACAAGCTACTGACTTGACGGCCATTGCTTCTGGTGGAGAACCAGCAGTAGCTGCGCTAAAAAACATTCTGAATGGCATCGGTAGGCAAGTTGCTCTTGTCAATTTTAGGGCCAACACTGGCATGATTGAACGAGGGCTTGGAAACGCTAAGGATAGGTTTCTTGCTGATGTACCTGGTATTACTACGGACCTTCTGGCTGAGAACGCATTAGCCACAAGTAACCCGTTAATGGCACGACCCAAATATCAACCTTTGGTTGCCAACGTACGTACTCAACTGCAGATGCAGAATCCAAAAGCCAATGCGGCTGCAATTGAAAGTGGCGTCAAGAGATATTTTGATGACATGGCTAAAGATATGGGAGCTGCGTTGGCTGCCCCTAAAACACAGCAACCTCAAAACTCTTCTAATCGGCGCACCATGCAGGACGGTGTTAACGCAGATTGGGATGCTTGGGGTAACGCTTAATACCTGGTTTCTAGCATAGCTAGTTTTTTGTAACCTAATCTCTTGAAGGAGTATTGACATGCTTGCACGTCCTACAATTATGGCGGGAGCCGTTGAGACGTTGTTTAATCGTGGTGACATCATGAACTTGATGGAAACCATTGTCATTGATACTACGGTCACTGCTCTTACGTATACCGGTCTGCACGTAGCATCCGGGATTCTGCAGCGCTCTGGTACTGACGTTGTCAGTGATACGTTGCCGTCAGCGGCTGCGTTGATTCTGGCAGTACAAGGACAGATGAATCAGCTCGCTGGTAATCAACTTCCTGGCGCGGCGCTAATTCCTTTGATTCAAGCGTTTCCGCAATGGGCAACGATGGGACTGGAGCGTAATAGCACGATGCGGTTTATCGTGCGTAACCTTAACGCTGCCAACGTTATTACTCTCGTGGCTCCTGCTAGCGCTGGCGTAGTTCTTTCTGGTTCTGGCGCGCTTGCTGCGGTGAGTGTTGTGGAGTGGCTGGTTACGTTCCTGTCGACGGCAATGCCAACTGCATTTATCGGGGATCCGGTTAATGCGTCGCCTAACATTAACAATGTGGCGGCAGTAGATCTGGATCGACTGGAGCTGGGCATGTCTTTGTATGGTGCCGCTTCTGGTTCTGCTGCGGTGATTGCGGCGATTGATTATGCTAACAACCGCGTTGTTGCTAGCATAAACAATACTGCAGGTGCAACGGCGCAAAACACGCCTGCTACGCCTACAACGCGTTGGACGCGTTTGCGTTCTAGCACTGTTTAATCCCGCTTTACAACTCACTACTCTTGAAGGAGATTGAATCATGATCGGTAATGTCCATAGCGGGAACATGACACGGGATCACGCCCAGAAGTCGTTCTCGTCGTATATTGCAAGGCTCGCACCCAACGGTGATGCTCCGTTGTTTGCTCTTAGTAGCATGATGAAGCAAGAAACCGCGGTGGCTTTCAACCATGGTTACTGGCTCAAGAGCATGGTGTTTCCTTCGGTTACTACCAGCGTAGCTGCTGCCATCGGTGACTCTGTGCTGCAAGTTGCCAGCACCGGAAACGTGATTCCCGGAATGGTATTTCGGGTTGATGGAACCGGCGAAAACGTGCTGTGTACTGGTGTCAACGGTACTGGTGCTATCACTGTGCAACGCGGTTTTGGGCTGGTTGCTGCGGCAATTATTCCTATTACCACGCTTCTGATTCAGATCGGTAATGCGCAGGAAGAAGCTTCTCTGCGGCCACAGCCGTTTACCATCCAGATGCTGTTTGATCAGAACTATACTCACATCTTTCGTAACACGTGGGCAGTTTCTGGTTCGGCAGCTGAAACCCGGATGATTGCTGGTAACGGCAATGTGATGGAAAGCAAGCAAGACTGTGCCGCGCTTCATGCTGCTGACATTGAGAAAAGCTTTATCTTTTCCCAGAAGTATGTTGGTATCAAGAATGGTCAGCTGTTCCATACCATGGACGGCATCCTGTCGGTACTGACCCAAAAGTCTGCGGCGAACATCACCAGTCTTGGCGGTACTACCAACTTTACTCAGTTGGAAGTGGCGCTTGATCCAGTGTTTAATGTACGTACCGATCAGATGTCAAGTAATGATCGTATTATATTCGTTGGCGGTGTGGCTCGCAGGATTCTGAATAACATCGGGCGCGCTAACGGTACGTATCAGATGGTTGATGGCCAAACGGGATATGGCTTGCAGTTCTCAACCTTCCGCACTACTCGCGGTATCTTCCGTGTTATTGAGCATCCGTTGCTTAATGCGTTTGGCCCGGCCAGTTCGTACGCTCGTATGGGTATTATTCTGGATATGGCAGCTCTGCGTACCGCGTATCTTGGCACTCGTAAAACCAAGGCGCAGGATATTCTGGGCGACGAAGGCATTGATGCTGTTGGCGGAACTCTTACCAGCGAGTTGACGCTGTTGATTACCAACCCTTCGGCCTGCGCTATTCTTTGGAACTTCACGGCCGCGGCTGCAGGTTAATCCTTTCGAACCCTGGTAGTACTTTAGCCCCCGGCAGGAGAAATCTTGCTGGGGGCTTTTTTATGAAGTCCCCGAACGTAATCTTTCTAAAAGGAGTAAGTAATGGATCAACATACAGCAGTAGACCCGCAAGTAACCGAAGAAAAAATCATCAAGACTTATTACTCGCGAACTGCGGGAATGAGGTTTATATTTCCAGATGGTTTCGAAGTGTATTTTCTTGGCACTACCGGGCGTGCTATCCTGGAGTTGGACGCTCGTTTGGGTTGGTATCAAATTAAAGATGGCAAGGAAATTTTCATGGCGTATTACAAAGAACTGGATAAAATAGTCGGCCGACAAGCTCAGATCTTTGTAGATGACAACAATCCTCAGTTGGAAGTAACTCCTGACGGTGCGCTTCTTGTTGTCCCGCCAGTTAGCGAGAAACAACTTTTGGATTCCAATGCTTCAATGCAGCATCTTAATATCAAAGAGTCGCAAGATAATGCACTGCAACCAGACCAGGATATAATGGCTGCATTGCGGGCAGAGACGGGTCGGGTTGATGCCCAGCTTATATCTCCGCAAGATCAAGCGTTAGCAGCGGCTCGTGCGCGTATTGCGGCTCGTGGAAATACGCCCATCTGATATCTGATACTTAACCACTGCGCGCTGGAGTTATCATGCCACTTCCATGGGAAGTTATTTACGAAGTAGTGCAAGATGAAGTCAACCGTCCAGATCGGGTGGATGAGATCAAACGTCGTATCCAGCGTGCAGTACTGAAGTATCATCGTATTGAGCGGTTTCGTAGGGATATTCTGGAAAGCGCAATGGTCTTTCCGGCATCTCAAGCTATTCAACAGATTGATATTAGTTTGCTTGCTACCTTTCGAGAGGTAGTATATATTCGGTTAAATGACCCAACGCAAACTAATAATCTTACAACCCTGTTGGGAACTACTGAGGGGAATGATTTTGAGCAAATATCTATTCAGCGAGTTATGGATGGATACGGGTATGATAAGAATCGTGTTTGGTATCTTGCTGGGACGCAAATAAACTTACGGGCAGAAGCTTCTTTCCAGAACATTCAATGGGGATATCTTGTTCTTCCAGTTGTAGAGCCTATTGAAAGCATGACTTCTTGGATTGCACAACAGCACTATGAGTTGATTGCGCAAGAAGTAGTAAAGCGCATTTTCGTTTCTACTGGAAAGTTAGATGAAGCCAATGGGATGGAAAGAGAGCGCATGCGTAGTGAGCTGATCTTGCTTTCAAGTGATGTAATTTCTAAGTGAGGATGCAATGACTATTGGACAAACAATTTGGGGGTCCGTTGGAATTGTTGGAAGCCTTGTAGGAGGAATTCCATTCTTTCAAGCAGATGGCTCTCAAGCAGTGGATCCAGCTAAGTTGTTTTGGGATGATCCTACGGATCGATTGCGTGTTTCTGGTCTGGAAGTTTATACTCCGACGCAGCTTGTTAATAGCATCACGAACTACCAGCGCATGCGGCTGTCCACAGTTGCTGCTATCGGGCACTATTTTACTGGTGGCGCTGCAGGTACTGGGGTTCCCAATCTTCCTTTCTTTTGGTTTGGTTCTGAAGGGGCAAATCCTGCATTCCAAGTATCTCCGGTAGCAAACGGAAGTAATTATCTTAATTTTGCTCAAGGAATAGCTGGATCTGGAAACGTAAGCATTACTGCCAACGGAGCAGATGCTAACATTAATAT